ATTTTCAGTTCGTGCTGAATATTTCCCAGAATCAAAAAAGGGTCAACTTAGCGCAGTAATAGGTCTAACTAAAGGTTTAGAACGACGTTCAGTTAAGTCAACAATGAGAAATTTAAAAAAAATGAATGATTGTGAGTTTAGTAAAATTGAAGTTGGTGAAACTGATGATAGAGGATGGTTTAAAATTATATCAGTTAATTAAACACCACCTTTTAGAAAAGAAACATCTTAAGGTTGTTAATTTTTACAAATACCACCAATCTCATCAACATTAAATTCTTTTTTACCTGTTTTTTTTAATAATGCAGCTTCTGTTTTATTTCCAAAATATCCATCTTTAACTGTCCCAATACATCCTTGAATTTTATAAATGTTTCCTTTTATGTTTGGTTTTTTATATTCAGTATTCGGATCTTTACATCCTTTTTGGAATGTTGGTCCTCCACATGATTTATATTTTCCTAATGTTAATTTTGAAACGTCTTCTGTTGAACCTTTTCCTAATATAATACCATCAGTTGAAGTTTCAATTTCAGTTGGTTTTTCTGTCCTTAAATAATTACTACTTTGACTCAATGGTGGGTATTTTTCAGGTAAAGTGTATTTGTAAAAATATTGTCTAATTGGTATCCCCTTAGGGTTGTCAAAATCTAAAAATAATGTAACGTCTTCAGCCCCCATTTTTTTTAAACTATTTTTCATTGGTTCAATTTGTTGTAATGCCCTTTCATCGTTTGAAGCCCCAGCAGATCCCCTAGTTGCGATCCCCATGTAAGCTTTACCGTCTTTACTTTCGTCGATTGTTGCACTCCAAGTAACTGTATAATTTTTTGAGTCTACGTCTAATTTCAATTCTGTAATATCAGGATTTATACCTGAATTATAAAGTTGTTTTAATTTTTCCTTTATTTGAGTTAAAATAAGTGCCCCTTTTTTATCTGATCTCCTAGTTTCAAATGAATGCAAAAGATCACCATCACCTTTGATAGGTGATTGCCAAGTTGTTCCAATTCTGATTGGTAAACTCGTTACATTTTCGTAAATTATTTTGATTTTATTAATAGGTTCATTCTTAATTTGTTTTTTTCTAATATAAAAAAATTTATTTTCAATCAATTTATTGTCAAAAAATTTTTTATTTTTAAATTTCTCTTGTATATTGCTCGAAAACTTTATTTTTTCTTTTAAAGTTTTTACAAACTCAGCCTGTATATCTTTTAACAAATCAACATAAGATTCTCTGACCCTTTGTTCGGGTTCTTGGAACTTAGCGTTTGAATATATATAATTAATACCTGAAATATTTGTAATACATTTATGTCCTCCTGAGTTAGCCATAATAACATCATAACCATTCACAAAAACTTCATTAAATTTTTTTCTATCTTCTACTGGTATTGATTTGAAAAGTTTTTTTGATTTATAGTTAAGATATTTTTCTAGTCTTTCTGATCCATTTATTGTTAGAGATGGTGCGTTTCCGTAAATTGCTAAAAAATCTTTGAATGTAAATCCAACTGAAGATTTATCAGCATCCATTTCTGATATTCTTTTTAATGTTCCAAATGTAATCCTTTGTTTTTTTAATTCAGGTTTAAACTTTTCTAGTACCTCATTTTTTATTTGACCCAAATCGACACCTTTCAATTCTCGTTCTTTTTTATATGGGTTACAAGATGCTTGAACTATACCAATTGGAAGTCCTGTGACTAAAAACTCGGCGTTTGGATGATTCATAAATGGTGTATATCTATCGTATCCACCTGATTTTTGTGTTGGGCCCAAAGTATATTGAGAAATAATACCGTCTTCATATGTAACTCCTTTATTTTTTCTTGATTCAATGTATGACTCTTGATTTTTTATTAATTGATCTATAGGGGGATAACCCTCTTTTTCCATGATTTCTTTAATATTCAATAAAATACTTTGAAGAGATGGTTTGGAATCCATAACTAACTTTTTCAAGAATCCTGTTTTGTTTTTAAATGCCAATAACAACTTGTTAGCGACAAGCCCCATCATTTTTTTATTTTCTTTAACCCCTTTTGTTTTATCAAATTTAAATAAGTATTTTAAAACTTGTTCAGGAGTGATATCATGTTTAGCAAAATCAGCTGAGTCGATCATTGAAATTGTTTCTATGTCATCTTGACTAAAGATGTCTTTTGGTGAAATTGATTGTGAAATAGTTTCGACATTAGATCTTGATGGTTTAAAGTTTGTTGATGTTCCTTGTTCTACACCAGCTTGACTATCGTGATGGTCTGTATGAATGACAAACATTGGTTTACCATGAGCAAAATCAACTAAAACTGGCATTATATCACCTCCACCTTCAGGTTTATGGATTGCAAACTCTTTTGAGCCATATTGAATAATTTCAGCGTCAACGACTTTTATTCCATTGTTTTCCAAATAGTTTTTCATTGCTATTGCCGTAGTTACGCCATCTAAATCTTGATGAAAATATATTTTTGCCATTTGATATCTTTTGGCAAGTTTTCTTATATCTCTAATACCACTTTCGACTAATAATTTTTTTGACTCCTCAATCATAATTTTAATAATCAGATCTTTCATATTATATAAATACTTTTACAATTTTATTTAATAAAAAATTAATTTTTTCCATTCCAAACTGTATTTTTGTTTTTTATAAAGATAGAAAAAGTGATTGTTTCAAATTTGAAATATTGATATTATTCCAATTGGTACGTGTCAGTTAAACAAATACTTTAGGTAATTCGTCCCAAGATGTAGTATATTTTTGAGTAATATAGTCTTGTCTCATTTTCCACTCATGAGTTTCATTCTGTGGAACTTCGATAACTTTAACCTCATCTTCAAATAAGGACGTTTGAATTACGTTATCAGGTGTGAGTTCATTAAACACAATACCACACTTTTTATACTTCTCTGATTTATTACAAAGAATTTTATATTGTTCGTATATTTGAGACCAAATAAGGTCCGCATCTCTTGTTGAAGTTTGGAGTTTAATAGTTTTAGAATGGTGGTATTTGTCTCCTTTATGATAATTTCCTGAAACAAAAATAGTTGCTTTGTTTGCAAACAATTTGTTCTGTTTTAATTTCTTAACACCATTTTTAATATATGTAAACATTGCTTCCCCCAACTGATCAAAGTCCTGTACATCTTTTCCAAATGAACGAGTGGAAGCAATATTTCTTTTTGGTTTTAGTTTTTTTTGAATTGGAAAACAATACATCTCTGTTAACTCCAATTGTGTTTTCACACCATTGATATTCATTAACTTTCTAACAGTATACTCGTTTGTGTTTATGAATTGACCCACAGATTCAACACCAATGTTTTTTAGTTTTTTTGACCATTTACGACCAATACCCCAAACCTCATCAACATCAATTCCATAACACATATTTCTAAAGTTTGGTAAGTCCCAATAAGAACATACACCATTATAGTTTAGCTGTTGTTTAGCCAAATAAGATGTTAGTTTGGCTAAAGTTTTGTTTGGACCAACACCAATGGAAACAGGAATCCCTACTTTTTTTCTTACTTCTTCTTTGATTGCTAGTAAGGTTTCTGTTAGATCTTTAAGTGGAATGTTTGAAAAATCAACAAACGCCTCATCAATAGAATAAACTTCAATGTCATTTCCAAACTCACCAATCACTTTCATTACCCGATCTGACATATCACCGTACAAGTTGTAGTTTGATGAGTACACGCAGAATCTATGTTCATCCATAAACTCTCGACTTTTGAAAAATGGTTCACCCATTTTAATTCCAAGGGCTTTTGCTTCTTGAGATCGTGCAATAACACACCCATCGTTGTTTGATAATACAACGGTAGGTCTTCCAATTGATTCGGGATTAAACAACCGTTCACAACTAACATAAAAGTTGTTACAGTCAATAATTCCAATCTTTCTTACATTTTCTTTAGTACCCATGTTACTTTTCCCCATAAGTTTTTTTGTCCTTTATATTCTCTAAGTTTGAAGTGTGTTTTTTCTGTTAGTATTACCAAATCTCCATCTTTGGGATCTTCTGTTCTGTCAATTACTATTGTATCTCCTTGATTGATTCCAAAAACACTTGGTCCTGAATACTTGAAATAAAATGTCGTGTAATGATCCTTTACAATTAGATCATTTAAGTCAAGTCGTTTATCAACATAGGTTTCTGCTGGTGACGCAAATCCTGTTGTTGTGGTGTTAATGTGAATTGGGTTTTGGTGTCGTAACATATACTAAAATATAGTAAAAGTAAACGATATAAAAAAGAAAATCCCCAACTTTTTTAGTGGGGATTTCTATATTTTAGTGTTGTACTAAAATTATATTATGCTGGTTGTTCTTCAGTTTGTTCAACCATTTCCATCATCTGAACATCGAGTGTCAATTTAACCTCATCACTTAAAAGAAGTCCTCCTGTTTCAAGGAGTGTGTTCCAAGTAAGATTAAAATCAGAACGGTTGATTGTTCCTGTAATTTCAAAACCGTGTTTTGTATTACCCCAAGGATCAACACTTTTACCGTTATATTCAAGATTCAACTCAATTTCTTTTGTCGTATCTTTAATGGTCATCTCACCTTTCATTTTTTGGTTTTCAAAATTAACCATTGTTGATTCGAAATACATTCTTGGAAATCTTTCTGTGTTAAAGAAATCCTCTGCGTTCAGATGTGTATCACGGTCAGAGTTTCCTGTAGAAATAGAGTTTACTTCAGCCTCAAATCTTACTTCAGCATCGCTCATATCTTCCGCAGAATACTTCATACCACCTGAGTAGTTAGTTAATGTACCTTTCACATTCGATACCATTAAGTGTCTGATTTTAAAACCCAAATCAGAATGGGCAGGATCAATTACAAGTTGTTTCATTTTTTATATTTGTTTTTGGTTTATTTTCTATTGAAAGAATAGTTCTTATAAATTGACTTGTAAATTGATTTTTAATTGATATATGTTAAGAATTAACTTTGCCATAAGGTAAAATTTAATTATATTTGTTTTGTGATAACAGAGAAACTTTCAAACATTCCCCAATCTAGTGGCTGTTACCTTTTCAAGAACGAGAAAGGTCAGATCATCTATGTGGGTAAGTCAAAGTATCTTCCTAAACGAGTGAAGTCTTACTTTCAAAAAAATAACAAAGACCAAAAGACTACTTCTCTTGTGAGTGAGATTCGTGATGTTGAGTTCATGACTACGAATGATGAGTCTCAAGCTCTTTTATTGGAAGATGAACTTATCAAGTCACTCAAACCTAAATACAACATCAAAGCAAAAGACGACAGATCTCGTCGTTGGTTTATTACTTTGACTGATGAGGACTTTCCAAGATTACTTGTTTGTAATCCTTCTAACTTTTCAGGTCAGATCCTTCTTGAGTCCACAAGTTCCAACTCTTGTTATGAAATCTATGAGATGGTTCACGACATATTCAATTTACGATCTTGTTCTTACAACTTGACTGAAGAAAACATTTCAAACGAGAAGTTTAAAACTTGTTTGGAGTTTCATCTTGGTCGTTGTAACGCTCCTTGCGTTTCAAATATTCTGAAATTTTCCTACAAGAAGATAGTAAATGAAATGAAAGAATTATTTTCTTTTGAGTTTGACAAGGTTCGTTCTCGTTTGAAAAAATCTATGAAATACTTTTCTGATTCTATGGAGTTTGAGAAAGCAAATGAGTTCAAAACTAAAATCTCTGTGGTTGATTCATTACAGAAAAAACTTGAACCTTTTCGTGTTAGAAAATATAATGATGTTGCCCGTCAGTTCAAAGAGTCTTTGGGTTTAATCAATGTTCCAACTTTAATTGAGGCTTTTGACAACTCTCACACTGCTGGTGATTGTCAGGTATCTGCTCTTGTTCGTTACAAGAATGGTAAAACTGATAAGTCAAACTATCGTAAGTTCAACATCAAAACTGTTGAGGGACCTGATGACTATGCTTCTTTCTCTGAAGTTCTTTCTCGTCGTTTTACAAGACTTTTAAGTGAGAAACAAGAATTACCTTCACTTGTTGTTATTGATGGTGGTAAAGGTCAGTTGGGTGTTGCAAAACAAGTATTTGAGTCTCTTGGTTTGTTGTCTCGTATTGACTTAATTTCTATTTCTAAAAACGACAAACACCAGTCTCAAACAATTCATTTAGTGGATGGATCGTCATTTGATATTCAACGAAATGAGTTTGGGTTTTTGCTCGCTGAAGTTCAAAATGAAGTTCACAGATTTGTAATTTCTTTTCACCGACAAAAAAGATCAAAGAAAGTTATTGGATAAACTTGGTGTCGTAATAACCTGCGGTGTTACCCATGGATCTACAAAGAGGGGATAATCGTTTAAGATATAATCAATTTCGGAGTAAAGATTTTCTGTTTCCCAGTAACTTTCTTTATTAGGTAAAAATACTTCAGTATATTCTCTTTGAACAACTTTGGGATCCCACCATTCACCATTTTTTTCAGCTCTTACCACTTTTACATTATTGATTATGTATAAACTTTCCTCATCCCAATATGCCGTTGATACTCCAACCGACTCTATAAACAATTTGTATCTCTCATAACCAATAAAAGGAGTTCCTGTTGTAAACTCAATTACTTTAACCAAATCAAATACTTTTTGAATTTTTGATTTTAATTCTTCATTTAAATAAACTCCTTGTTTAAAACTTGGAACAAAATGAACACCAATTTTACTATTTATAAACTCACTAAAACTAGCTGTTTCATCGTAAATATAATTTTCAACTAATGGTGAAAAATATGAAACATCATTAGGATTTGTAACTCTAAAATACATATTGACTCCTTGTGAACTTCGATTCCATGGTTCAACTTTAATTGGTGTTACTATCAATCCATGAATATCTAAAGGATTTCCTGCAAACTGTTTGAATAATTTTAATATTTTTTCGTTATCCATCATACAAACATTTTATGTTCTCTTTCTCGTCTTGTTTTCAAACCGGGGTATTCGTTAAACATGTGAGAACTTGTGTTTAATATTTCTTCTTTGGCCGCCTTAAAGTCACCTTGTTTAACATATTGGATAAAGTCAGATGTTCTAATACTAGGTCCCATATTGTATGCCATTGAGACCATTGCATCATACATACTTTGAGTAATCTTGGGTTTTATACCCTCTTCCTCCCACTGATCAAGAATTCTATTAATAATACTTTCGGCCTCTTTAATATCGTCTTTAAGTAGTGTTTCTGCCTGTTCTTTTGTGATTTTGGTTTTACCTGAAATGATTTTATTATATCTTGGAAGAAAATTATATCCTTCTTTTTCTCTTGGAAATATAGCGTGACCAAAACCAATTGTCTTTGCACCATCACCAAGATTATAAGCCGTTAATACCGGTTCACCTTTATGGACTATTGAACCTTCTTCCCATTTCAAATGATCTAATAATTTGTATGATGACTTTCTAATTCTTAAATTCTTAACAACATTTTTAATAACTTTTTTTTCTTGTTTAACCGCAGTTTCAAGTGGTAAATCTAATAAATTATCAATTTTTTCGAGACTGATCAAACCTAAAAATGAAAATAATACGTATCTAAGTATTTTTCTTTTGACTTTTGGTGGTATATTTTTTATTTTGTTGAATAGTTTTTCAACAAACTCTTGAGCGTCTTTTTTAGTTTGGACCCATTTTTTGGCAAAATCAATATCTTGTTTTACTTTAATGAAATCCCATTCCATGTCGGGTTCATTTTTTCCATCATTTTCAGTAATTAATGATAATTTGAACACCATGTCATCTAAAATTCTTTCATACACTAATTTAGTTTGAATTCTTTCGAATTGTTTTTCTGTAAGAGAAACTTTCATGTTTATAAATATAAACAAGTTCTATTCGTAGGATATCTTTGATATACAAAAGTCAACAATGTTAAAATAAAATAACTCATCTTGAAATAATTTTTCCATTGTCCAAGACCTTACTCTTCGGTTTTTATATCGAATTCCTGTACGTCGGAAAATCCAACTACTTTTCTTAGTAGATTTAACTTTAACATCCACTTCATACACAAATTTATCGTTTGTAGCACGATACCAATTATTTACATATTTTCTAATATTTGTGATTTCAAACAAACAGTCATCTTTATTACCAATACTACCTTCAAAATTAATAGGATTTTTTTTCAAAAGTTTTTTTATAAACTTTTGGTCCTTATCAACAATTGCCCTCCCTTTTTTTCTTGGATGTTTCATATAACAAATATACAAAAAAAAATTGATCAACGCCGCGATCCTCTTAATATTTCCTGTAATTTTGCTTTTTTTAATGCTTCAGAAACTTTAGATTGGGTTTGATAATTTGTTATTTTATTTATTTTATCATAATTTATGGGGTTATTTTTTTTTTGAACAGTTTCTTTTAATTGGTTTCCAAAAATTACATCAAGTAACTCATGTTTTTTATTTTTTAAATCTTTTTGAAAGTTTTTTTGTTCATTTGGGATTTCTAAAATGGTGTTTGACCATTCATAAGTTTCAATATCAAGAATTTGATAATCATTTTTTGATAGAAAAGGTAAAGGGCCAAAATAAGATTTATTTTTTGAAAGTCTTGAGTATTCACCTCGCATATCTGAGGCATAACCAGTATCTTTTCTCTTTGTCAAACTTTTATTATGTATTCTTCTATGAAAAAGTATATCTTGAGTAAGACTCACTTTTCTACCTGTTTTATAGATACGTCCCATAAAATCTGAATCCGCAGCACATCTCCAACCCTCGAATCCATTCATCCCTAAAAATAGTCTTTTGTTTATTCCGAAAACACCTTCACCATATTGATTTGGCGTATTATCAAAATTTCTTACCCCTTTAAAGTCTTTGAAGTTATTGAATTTTGGTTTTACACATTCATACTTGTCCAATAGTTCATTTATTTTTTCTATCGCATTTTCTCCCATTATATCGTCTGAATCAAAAAAAAATATTTTTTCGTAGTTTGAAATTTCAGCTAAAGTATTTTTAATCTTATAAGGACCTTCATTTTTTACAAAATAATAAAATAAAAAATTATTTTGATATGTTTTAGATGAAAAGTATTCTTTAGTTTTTTCACAACCATCAATACCGATCATTACTTCGTAAGGTATTTTTGTTTTATTATTTATAATAGACTCAAATAACTCATCAATAAATTCTGTATTATCGAATGTGGGTATTATTATTGAAAGTCCCATTATCTCTTTTTATTAAATTTATTTAACATAGAGGTATTGGTTTTAGTAAATTGTGTTGATGAAATTTTATTTTGGTCATTATTTTTTTTTGTGTTCGAGTTTTGAAAAATTTGATTTATTCTATCATAATTATTTGTGTTCGAGTTTTGAAAAATTTGATTTATTCTATCATAATTAATTGTTGATTTTTTAATTTCAATGGTAGGTTTAATTCTTGTTTTTATTTCATTTACTCTTAACACTTCTTGATGGGTATTTTCTACAGTTTCCACTCTTAGATCCCCAAATACAATAGACTTATCAAAAATAGAATTTACCACTTTTGTTTGTAATCCGTCATTACCAATGTAATTACCGTGAATTGTTGTTTTTTGCTCAATATATTTTACAAATCCATCGTCATGTCTAATACAAAAAATTTCTAAATTATTTTCCATACAATATTTACCAATCCAAACATCCGCCATATTAGGATATACAAAGTATTCCAAGGGTAATCTGAATAAGGATGTGTGAAAGCACATCACTCCAGTACCACCAAACTGCACTAAAACATTTTTTTTAAGTCCCTTAAAACAAGAATATCTTTCGGTTGCCGATTTATAATAACTAATTATTGGGAATTTATTAAAACTTCTACCATGTAAAGTTATTACTCTTGTGTTATTATAATCTTTACATCTTGATATCATAAAATCAACATAATTAGGTGGATAAATTATATCATCGTCAATTGTCAGATAATACCCATCACTTTCCTGTAAGAAATAAAATTTCATGGCATCACCGTAAGAATTATCACTGAATACCAAATTTATTTTTTCATGTAAAAGTATTTTTGGTATGTCGTGTATTTCAGAATTTAAAACGACATTAACAACATCACATTGATCTATAATACTATCTAAAGTTTTTACTAAAGAATCCAAACGACCATATGAAGCAACATTTACTATTTTTTTTTCTGAAATCATACAATAAGTTTATTCTTAACTCTTTCTTGTTTATTCATTTTTGATTCGTGATCACCATGTGAAACAAATGATTCTTTAGTGTGATACATACCATAACCTTTATTATGTAGTCTTAATGACATTTGCCAACCAACACCAGAACTCAATAAAGGATTGTCGTCCCACCTTGTTGGGTTAATTGGTTCCATTTTATATTCTAAAGCCTCAAATATTTTTTTTTCACAAATAAAATGTAATTCTATCCATTGAGTTTTAATGACTTCTCCTCTAACTCTTGGTTGATAATTTGTCCAATTAGGTGACTTTATTCTATAATCGGATAAGAAGCTTAAGCTTATTTTTTTTGGGTCTTCAATTTCTTCATATTTTTTTCGTAGGTCGTTGAAAAAATTTTCTTTTATTGTTACATCGTCCTGTAAAAATATAAAATATTTAGCATCGATTTGTTTGATTAGTTTTAGACTAGTATCTATGATTTTCCAAAACTTTTTTTTACCCATGTTGGGGAAAAACTTGAAGTACGATACTTGATCTGACAGTTGGTATTTTTCATCACTACCGTCATCAAAAACTATTATTTTAAGTTTTAAATTGTTTCTTTGACTCTGTATCTGTTGAATTAAATATTCCAACATTTCAGATCTATTGTATGTTGTTATAAAAACACAATAATCAAAAACTTCATCCATTTGTGTTAATTATAGAATTACATTTATTGATAAAAAAACTATCTCTTTGTCTAAATCTTGATTCAAATGCGTGGTAGATTTCATTACCATAAGTTGTCCCGAATCCAAACTGTATTGGTCCGTCAAGTTGAGCATATGGTGATTCAACATGACTCGGGTATAACATTCTTATTTCAACACCCTTTTTTCTTGCAGCATGTGTCATTTCAGCACCACAGTCAGATCTCAAGTTTTCCTCAAAACTTGGTCTACCCAAAACATTATAGGTTTTGATACTAAATACCATAAAGGCAGGTGCGGCATGAATTATAGGGTTTTTTAACTTAACGGCCTTTTGCGCTAATGAAAATATACCAATATTATTTTTGCACCAATCAACCGCTTTCTGAATTATATTATTATTTAAAGGAATACAATCAATATCGAACAACACTATAATTTCATTTTCATCATCTATAGTCGATAAATATTGATTAACAGCATCACCATGCGTTGTCCAATTTTTTACATTTATTTGATCTATATTATATCCGTACTTATTAAATATCTTTTTTTGTAATTTAGCGAATGATGGGTTCACAACTTCGTTATAAAAAGTAATTACTCTCATATTTTATAGTATAAAAAATTTAACTAACAACTAAAGTTATATTAGTGCTTAACATTATAATAAATCTCTGAAGTTATTATAAAATTATGAGTAATATTTCTAAGTTTATTCACAAATTCAAAATCTTCAGAATCGTGATTATTATCAAATAAAGCCTCAGGAAATTTATTTTTAAAAGATATTGATATTCCTACCCTGTTTATTTTAATATTATTTCTTGTCAATTCAGGATAAATATTACCATCAGTGGTTTTCATTCTCCAAACAACAAAATCATATGATTGGTATTTTTGGAACAGTGTTTCAACATATTCACAATTTATTGTATCATCATCGTCGAGAAACCCAATCCATTCGCTTTCACACATTTTAATACCTTCATTTCTAACCAAACCAGCATTACCATGTCTTTCACCTTTTTTACCCAATTTGTTTAAATTCAGAGTTTTGATCCTCGGATCATCAAATTGTTTACCTACCACACCATCATATAATACAATACAATTCCAATTCGGGTTTGTTTGGTCTATGAGTGAATTTATTGTGTTTTGAATTGTAGGTCTATTTATTGATGGTATAATAAATGTTATTAAAGACATATTTTAATTATTTTTTTTCCTCCCCTGACAATGTGCTCTTTGACTAAATCCTTTTGGGTTGTTACAATCTATCGATCTTTTATATTTTTGAGACCACTTTTCATCTATCTCCTTTTTTGATAATTTGTTTTTCCAAAACTTAAACAGATTTTCTTTATCGTAAACTTTTTTATTCTGATCCCACCCACAATCATGACAAAGATTGGGATGTGGATCACTATTTTCTTTTTTCCAAGAGTGTTCACACTTTTCACATTCAACCTTATTGTTGAATATCCTATCAGCCTGTTTTTCTGTTAATAGTATTTTCATTAGTTACAATTTTTTACTAAGTCATTATAAATATCTACTAAATAGTCATAGAATTTTTCTTGTAGATATTCTTCTACCTCATCTCTAACTTCAACCATTTCTTCTGGTGGATTTTCATAATCTTCATCTTCATCATCGTTATAATAAAAATAAAGTCCTTCACCAATACAAAAGTCGGCATAGTCATTTTCATCCTCAAAGTTGCATGGATCTTGTATTTCAGTTTGATACTCAATTGATTCTCCAATTTTTTCAAGTTCAGCAAATCTTCTTTTAAGTTTAATACTCATTTCACGACCCTCAAAAATCATATCCTCTCCTTCACCATCATCTAATTTCATATCTCTGATAATAAACCCATACTTGTGTGTTCCTATTATATTTGCAACTTTAATTTGTAATGTGATTTCAAAATCTTGAAAGTCTGCCCTTTGAAACCATTCTTGGTCTGTGTGTATAGAAAGTTTTACATTATAATGGTCTTGTATTTTTGTTACATCTAAAACCTTGAGTTTTGTTGTTCCGTTCTTGAACCCCTTACAAAGTGCAAGTTCAAGATTTCTAAATGCATGTCTTCTAGAACATCCTTCAACATAATCATCAACCCCCATATCAACAAGATTTTGAACTGACTCAATTTGTTTTGATTCAACTAGTAAATTTTTTTGATTTTCCGTTATAATGATTTTCATATCAAATAAATAGTTTTAAATGTGAGTTACATAATCATGTCTGTCGGATATTGTAGCATCCCAAACACCAGTTAAGTTTTCTTTTGTATTTTTATTAACTTTTGGGAAATAGGCGGTAAAGACATCTTCAATTTTTTCATAAATTTCTTCAGCTAATTTCTCACTATAAAAATTATCTTCTGTTAGGGATAAATTTGTTTTTATATTAAAAAAATAATAAGGTAGTCCTCCCCAATCTCTTTCAATACTCACCTGTAACCCATCAAACCAAGAATAATCTTCCAATTCTCTTAGTATATTTTTAGAAACCACTTTTTTTAATTTTATGGCCCTATCATATAGTTGTTGAAGATCCATATCTACAATAGAATTTTCTTTAAGAAGACTAAGTTGTGATTCTGATATTATTATTTTCATATTCTATTATTTTATATTGTAGACATTAGATAGCATCAATTGTTGGTCTACCCAGCAAGGGAAGGGTTTTAACTCCCCTTAAATTGTAGACATTAGACAACCACTCCCTTGTAAGTTCCTGAATGTCAGGATTAAAAAGACCAACATCAAGTAAAGGTACCCAAATCTCTTCAAAATTAATATAAACATCCTTATTTTTCTTATTGTAAATCATCATATTTTTACCTTTTTTGTGACGAAATAAAGTAAAATAAGGATTTTCTTCACTCTGAACAACATCCAAGTCATCAAACAAATGAAGAAATTCCATTGGTGAATTTATATTAAGTATTTCTAATAAATTATCCAACCCATTAACAAGTTCAGCAGTATCTTTTATTCCAAAATCTTTAATTTCCTGTTTAAGATTTTGTTTCAATTTTGATTCAAAAAGTAAATTATATTGTGATTCTGATATTATTATTTTCATATTCTATTTTTCTAATTCTATACCTCAAACAATTTAGACGAACTTAACGCGAACTGACTTTTAGGTGTGACTCCCCTTATATTGTAGACATTAGACAACCACTCTTTTATAAGTTCCTGAATATCAGGATGAAACAGACCAGTATCCAATAAAGGTTTCCATATTTCATAGTAATTAATGTAAGCAATTTTACTTTTTCTATCGTAAATCATTAAATTATGTTTTGGTTTATATCTAAATAGAGTAAAATCAGGATATTCTTTACTTTGAGCCATATCTAAGTCGTCAAACAAATGAAGAAATTCCATTGGTGAATTTATATTAAGTATTTCGCATAAATTATCCAACCCATTAACAAGTTCAGCAGTATCTTTTATTCCAAAATCTTTAATTTCCTGTTTAAGATTTTGTTTCAATTTTGATTCAAAAAGTAAATTATATTGTGATTCTGATATTATTATTTTCATATTCTATTTGCTAAGTCTATCTATGTAATGTGGTATAGAATTTTGTATTTTAGGAACAATAAGATACGGATATTCATTATTCATAAAATCAACCAACTCTTGAAATGAATTGAACTGTTTTGGAACTAACTCGTAATCAACGGTCATTTGTAATCCATCGTATTCGTCATTATATTCATTTGTTGATAAATCTTCAAAATATCCAATCTCTACAGGTAAAGTACAATTTCCATCCCAGTAAGGAGTTGCCATTCCTTCAATATGAAAATCATTGTCTTTATAAATAAAGTTTAGAGTTCCTCCGAAATCATAAAACCCTAATTCCAATTCAATGTCTTTAATATTTATTTTTTTATTTATCAAATCGGTGTTATCTATTATATCTAAAATATCATAATAAGCAGTAGAACAGTTAATTTTGTGTTCTTTATCTTTCAAAAGAAAATAAAGTTGATCTTTTTTTATCCCAATCAATTCTCTAATGTCATTAAAAGACATACCATCATCCCACATCTTTTCAACCAACTTTTTATTTTTCTCATAGTTAGATTCAAAAAGTAAGTTATATTGTGATTCTGATATTATTATTTTCATTACCAATCAAATTGTTTTCTTGTGTTATTTTGATTATTGATTGAAACTCGAATATTATTTCCAATAATTTGTTTTGTTGCCCATTGAAGTTGTATTTCAAAATCAGACAAATCTCTATACTCTCTGATATAATTGTAGTCAACATCAATTTTTACAAGTAAAAAAGAACTTTCTTTGGTTGTTTGTGTTTTTACAAAAACTTTTTGAACATCAACAACTTTTATTTTTTCTACTGTTTCAACTTCTTCGCAAGTATAAGAATTAATTAAACTATTTTCACAATCATCCTTTAGATCATCAAATGCCTGATCAATAAGATTTTGTGCGAACTCAAGACTTTTTGACTCGTTTAATATTTTTTGTTGTTGTTCTGTAATTATTATTTTCATCCTTCTGAAATATAAACCACTGGTACATCTACCTCATACCCTGTTATAGGTAAAATTATTTCGTTCATACAATCCTGAACAACATCGTTAACTTCCTGTTGAATTTCGTAACCGATATCTTCGTCTTCTAATGCCTCTTCTAAAGATAAATGTCTACCATTCATCAAACTAACAGAACCTCCAGGTAATGTTTGACCATATAAAAAGAAATCAAAATCTTGATAATTCATTTGATTAATGATCCACTCAAAATCAAAACCCCCAACAATTCTATCACTGAAGTTTTTTGTTGAGAATGTTTCATCTAACAGACTTTCAATGGTTTTTTTTGCAAATTCTTCGTCTCCAACTAATATTTGAAATAATATTTGAGCATGTATTTTATCTGATCTTTTAGTAATCCCCCACATTTCAAGTTCGTCTTTATCGAATCTAATTTGTGTGCCGTTTTTAAGTTTTTTTCTCCAATGTTTTTGAAGTGCAGTAATATTTCTATTAACATCACTTTCGTTGATCAAATTAAATTGCCGTTCTGATATTACTATTTTCATAACTCAACAACTTCCTTTGTTTTATTATCATAAATCGTAAAAGGATCTGAAATTATAACCCAGTCCACATAAGGATATTCATCGGATTTATTCCAAGATCTATCAGAATTTTTCACTTGTATTGTTTTTGTCCCGTATTCAGGTGATGTCATAACTAGATCCGTTCCAAAAGACATATCAATTAAATCACCATTACCTCCAAAGTAATTGGTTGTAAATCCTTTTTTTATTAACTCATCTTCAACTTGTTTTTCACCAATTTCACCAATATATGTTGTTCTTTCTATATTCTTTGTATAATCAATTAACTCATTAGGATCCTTAAAATACTTATCAACTAATTCTGTTATTTTGGGTTGTATAGATGACAAAGCAGATTTGGGATCTCTAATAACATTTTGTATTATTGGTTTAGCCCTGTCTCCTCCTTTATAAATCATATCCGTTAACATTTCTGAAATATCATAATAATTGGTATTAAGTTTATTAACAAACTGCCAATTACCATCCACGTATACCAATTTACCTGTGTTAACTTTAGTGTTTATGAAAAAATCAAGTTGTCTTTTATTTATTTTATTTAGTGAATACAATAAGTTTGCCCCTTGAATAAATTGTTGTTTTAAGTTTTGAGGAATGTAAGTTTCTAAATCTTTGATTTTATTATTTATTACATTTTTCATTCCCAAACCATCATCTTTGTATAACCAACTTTTCAGTGATGCTATTTTTTTACAAACAAGTAATTTTTGCGCAGAGTTTGAAAATCTTGAGCATTGTTTATACGCCGATTCGTTAAGAATTTTTGTATTCATCAACTCGTTTATTCTTAGTATCTCTTCTTTAATTAACTTGTCCATTTATTCGAAAGAAAAAGATTTATAGAAGTCTTCAACTTCGTCTTCAATATTTTGATAGTGAGTCACTGAAAATGTTTGATCTTCAAAATTAAAATTCATTGATCCACTTGATCCTTCATTTATTTCCCACCCAGCATGAAACATTTCTAAGGCTTCGTATGCAATATTTTCAAGTTGTGGTGTTGATCTTTTATAACCTTTATCACTATTCACATTATTATCAATCCATCCACTATCACCACTACCATCATAGTTCAATTCAACATAAGAACCGTATTCTTCTTTCATTTTATTTAAGAAGTCTTCATTTGTAAGTTTGGTTAGTTCTCTTTCACCACTTCTCCATGGATTAGTCATTTCAGACAAGTCTTTGAAAGATCTTTCTATTCTACTATCTTCTGTAATCATGGTGTAATAGTAATATTTTACAATTAACATTTTCTTTTCTGCATTCACAATCAACTGAAGACCTCCAGTATAGTTGTCGTAGTACTCATTATAAAAAAGATCTGTATCAAAATTATCTTTTATTTCTTCAAACAAAGGACCTATTGATCCTGGTATAAAATCTAATTCACCTTTTACATTTTTATTTCTATAATAAGGTCCTTCAGGTTCATAACCCTCCCAATCATCATAATGTCTATACACATACTCAACACCATCTTCCATGTTCAAGGAATTTAGTATTAAAGAAAATCTTCTTAGATCATGTTTTTGTTTGTCTGTTAGTTCCATATAAACTTTTATTATAAATACTTTTAATCTTCAAACTCTAATTTTTTTGTTCTTGTTGCCCAAGTTGGTCTTTCACCTGAAATTAAAATTCTCATCCAATCAGACGCCGATGGTATAATTCCATCACAATCTTCTTTTACATGGAGCTCACCCACGTATCTAATATAAACGGTTTTCCCGTCACTATTTTTGAATTCTGACCCAAACCTTTGTTCCATCTCAAATATACCTTCAGAGTGGTGTCTCCACATTCTATGTAAAGAATGTCCATACCATCCTTTAGTTTCATCAAGATAATTATGAAGATGTATATAATCTTCCCATTTTCCGCCAAACTTTTTAGCGGAACTTTTTGCGTGTAAAATTGGATGTGCCATTTTATAGTTTTTTAATTTTATTAGATTCTTGTAAAAAATACTTGATTGTTTTATGGGTGTTTGAAATATTTTCTTTTCCTTCAACTAATTCTGGTTTCTCTTGTTCTATTAAATTATAGATCTTTTTTTTCAAATACTTTTTATTATTCTCAATTTGAAAGAATCTATCCTCCACTACAACATGGGGTTTATTTGAATTGAATAAAGAATTGGCCGGAAAGAACACTTTGTTGTGTCTTACCAAATAAAAGAATAAATCTTTATTAATTGTTGGAGTTTGTCCCATAACAAAAAAAATACAATATTTATTTATAAAACTAAACAATGTCTCTTCAACCTTCAAAATATAAAGTATTCACAAAACAAGTTTATAATCATTTAATTGATGAATATGGTGATGATAATATGAATGTTGGATTTATTATGAATCACATTAAGAATGACGAACTTTTAAGACTTCTTTTGAAAAATGTCAAAAGAATAGAAAAGGTTGAGATTTCCTTTATGGTCTATTTCTTTTCGCAGACTCACGATATTGAATCATCTTTTTCTAAAGTTCGTGGTAATCTTATAAACATTGGGATGTATCATTATAGAGATTTAGGAACTCGTATGGAAAGCTGCCATGAATGTGACGGATCAGGAAATGAGTATTGTTCTGAGTGTGATGGTAGAGGTGTTGTATATTGTGATAGATGTTCAGGAAATGGAACTGAAAATTGTAGAAACTGTGATGGTAGTGGTGAAGTAGATGGTGAACCATGTTCAGATTGTCAAGGAAATGGAGATGTTGAATGTTCTTGGTGTGATGGTGATGGTGAATTTACCTGTCATAGGTGTGATGGTTATGGATCAACTAATTGTGATTACTGCGATGGTGATGGTGAATATGAATCAATTGACGATTACTACACTGAAGATGAAATTGACTTTTTTGGTTTAGATCCTGAACTTAAGTCATTACCCGAAGATACATTTTTGAATGATAGTCAAATTAATATGATATATCATTCGGAACCAATATTACTTGAGATTAATGAGATTGACGACAAAGTTGAAGTTGACCAAGTATGTAGAAATTATGAGGGTGAATGTGAAGGAGATCCTTTAGTTGTAATAAATAATATTTACGAAATAGATTAGTTAAGGAATCTCAACTTATACATTGTTGAATAAATCAATTCTTGAACCGTATCAATTTGGTTTTGGATGTATGAATCATCACAACAATCTCTTTTTTCTTCGATACTATTCAGCAAACCTTTGAAGTATTTTAATACTTGATTTTTGTTTTTATAGGATTGGTTTTTATATGACTTATAATTACTTAATAGTCCGTATTTTCCCTGATAAGATTCAATCAAACCATCAGTTAAAGCATCGATACTTTCATAAAACTTTTGAAGTGCTTTATGTTCAGCGTATGATTTGGTTCCTAAATGAAAAATATGAACTTGTGTTTGTGAATGTAATAACTGACAAACCATTTCACAAAAATCATCGTTATGATTAGATGACTCATCTTGAGAATCATCATCGTCATTATCTTCTTCATCTTGATCTTCATCATCTTCTTGTTCCCAAAGATTTCTTCTTTTTAACTCTTCTTTTAATTTTTCGGTTAAATTAAACTTATTCATAACACGCATTTTATTATAAATACATCAAAATGAGATTAAGTTATAAAAACTTAATCTCATTTGTTATTGGATTCCAATCAATGTTCCATGGAAGGTGAGCGTAAGCATATCTTTCATTCAAAACAGAAGCATTAAAAAAGTGTGTGTGTCCATTGTAGTAATGACCGTAACCAGTATGAATATGCCCACAGATATGAATTTTAGGTTTGATTTGTTTGATTCGTTCTGATAGTAACTCACAACCAAGATGTTGTCCTCTACGACCCTCAACATCATCTAAGAATCCCCAAGCAGGGCCGTGGGTAATCAAGATGTCAGTATCTTCAGGAATCATATCCCACTTTGCCTTCAACTCCTCACCATTTCGAGGTAAGTTAAACGCCCAATCATAGAACTCAGGTTGCCAGGGACTACCCCAAATCTTAACTTCAGGTTCACCACTTTGTATTATTCCCATAAAACTATCTTCCAAATAATCAATGTCTTTGTAGGATCCCACAATCTCTTTTACCTTATCAATATTATTTTGAAATCCCCAATCGTGATTGCCTGAAATAAAAACTTTACTTGTGTAATTGTCCAACCCATTATACCATTTTGCAAACTCACGGATCTCGTGCTCGTAACCCATGGAACTAAGGTCTCCAGCATGAATCAGTAAGTCACCACCAAGTAAGTCATCTGTAATTCTTTTATGGTGATTGTGAGTATCTGATATTATTGTAAGTAACATAATTTATTTTTTTTCTTAATGTAGTTGTTATGAAAGTCGTACATAAACTCAACCATTTGTATTGGGTCGATTTTATTCTCCCATTTGGTTTTGAAATTTTTAAACATTCTTTGAGTACTTTCTAAATGTAGGTCGTTCTCGCATGATTCTAAAATTCTAAAAATGTGTTTAAGTTCGTTAGATGGGGTTATTTTCATTGTTTTCGATTAAATTAGATATTCTTTTTTTTGCCTTTTCTCCAAGTGGAATCGGATTACCCCCTTCATCAATTTGAACAAATGTGATTTGTGTTTTCAAAACCAAATCTTGTTTTCCTGTGTAAACACTGTGAGTCCTTGCTTCCATATACAAAGTTAATGAAGTATTTCCTAATTTACAAGGGTAACCATAAATTTTTAATAATTGACTTTCTTTAGCAGGTTTTTCAAAATTACACTGATCTATTGATACTGTGACCATTCTTGGCGTATCACAAAGTTGCATTGCATATCCTGCCGCAGAAGCATCCAAAAGAGACAATAATTTTCCACCAAAAAGATTACCATGAAATCCTAAGTCTGATTTTTTAATTGGGTGTGTTGTGATTAAATCCATAACCATTTATATTTTTATCCAATTATTATCGTGATTGTATTTGAAAGATCCGATGTGTTCAAACTTCCATTCACTTGGTGAAATAAGGGAAAGAAATATCTTACCTTCTTTATTATAATACAAATGATATATCTTACCAATTACAGGTTCAAAACTAAACTTTGCTTTGTAAACCAAATCGTTCCATCTATATTCTTCGATTAACTTTTCATACTTTTTTTTGAGTTCCAAAAACTTATCTTCGAATTGTTGATTGACAGACATAACTCTTGGTTCCTTCCAATGTTGTATGTCCGTTACGACTATTGCTGGTGCACCCACATTACTACCGTATGGTAACAAACCAGGGTTATCAGAAACATTATCAGGTTTTTTATCACTCATTAATATTTATCAATTTGTTTTTTAATTCTTTCAAGAATATCTTCATTCATGATTTTCTCATTAATTAAAATTTGTTCCAAAAGGTCTTTGATTTCATTTTTAGATTTTTCTTTTGATCGTTGTCTGTTACTCAACTCTACTTGATATAAATGAAACGCGACCTCATCAACCTTTCTTAGTTTTTGAAGATACTTTTCAATTCGTTGGTCGAGTTTTCTTTTTCTATCAATGTTGGTTATTGTTGGTAGAGCTTTGAAAAGTTCGTCTAATCTCCCTTTGAGATATTGTATTTCTCCGTATATAAAGATTTGCTGATCTGTCATAATGAATTAAATTTAATGAAATAAAAAAAATATGTCAAATAAAAAACCCCACGTTAATGTAATGGGGTTATTTGAAAGTTTTTTAATATTTTACAAAGATAACAACATGTCTATTAACTCTTGTTGGGGAAACATGTCGGACTTGTCTTTTCTTGTATTAGTGTGAGTCCACATTCCTTTTACTTTACCGTAATATGCGTCCGAATTAAATTCAAATCCATTAGCTCCTTTATTTCTTATTTCTTGTACCAAACCTTTTCTAACGTCAATACTATCCCTTTCTGCAATGTACAAAATGAATGATTTGAGTCTGTCTATCTGTTTGTCAGAATATCTGTGATAGAATTTAGATCCTCTAAATGGTTTTTCAAGTTCAACTATTTGGAGTGGATTAGCTTTTTGTCCTGTGTATGTTAAACCATTTTTGATTGGTCCAAAATTACAAACTTCAATCCCCACTGAGTGTGAGTGCATATATTCAGATCCATTATCGCCCAAATGCCAACCATAACATCCCTCAGGAAAACATTGTACTATAGTTCCATCATAAAGATCATTTCCATTAAAGACTGATTGTCCACCCATTATGAATTCCGTTCCAATTCTTCCTCGTGTATCGTTATTCCACATTGTAACAACCTGATATGGATCATGTCCTCCTGCGGTGTGGTGTAAAAACAAATATTCTTTTTTTGTTGGCCCTTGAAGGTATTCATCCTTATCTAAAAATTTTTTGTTAAAAATTAACTTTTCAGATGAAAATGTTGATTCTTGAAGATCGGTCGTAATACCAAATCCCAAAGCATTCCATGTTTTTTCACCCACCACACCATCTGCGGTCAATTTGTTTTCTTTTTGGAATTTTTTTACGGCTTCTTCAGTTTTTGGTCCGAAGTCTCCATCTACTTGGATTTTAAGGGATTCTTGGAGGTTTTCTACTTCTTTACCTTTTGATCCTAATTTGAGTACTTTCATATCAATTGTTTTTCAATAAATATACCTATAAAACTATTTTTACTTTACTCGTTGTTTATATGACAACTCTTGCACTAAAACTTAGTATGGGGTTTGAATAACATCCACTGCCTCCGTGAATAATTTCGGATGGTCCTAAGATTTCCACTTTGTTAAAAGGTCGTGCCATTTCCAACCCAAAAACAACTTGGTAAAGTATCTATGAATACCGTTTGGTTTCTGTTCGAAGAATATATGAAAACTCTTACCAATTTTATAATAGCCAACTTGTTTTGGCAATCCTTTGATGTTGGGGACTTCTTGAGATCTCATAACAAATTCCTCACTTAAATCAAATTTAGGTTCTTTTTTCTTTCCAAGTTTGTAAAACTTTTTTTTATATTCATTCGGTTTTGTATTAATAACCGTTTCTTTTAAAATAACTTTTTCCATTATATATTTTATTTTTTTTTATTTTGTTGTTTTAACAATGAAATCAAAATCTTCGACTGAAAACCAAGAAAAATTATTAATATTTCCTGATATCATATTATATAAATTTTTATTATTTCTAACAAATATGAAGATTTCTTTTGATGTTGTAATTTTATTATATCTTTTTATGAAATCATCAAAACTACTATTTTCATTCAGGTAAAAAATGTAGTAGTCAATTTTATTATTGGTTTCGTTGAAGTGCATGTTATGGTCGGACCACACTTCTTTTATTTTTCTTTTTTTATTTTTTGGTAGGTCGTTTGTTGTGATAAATGAAACAAATTGTGATTTTTTTTCTGAGTTAAGTTTAGTGTAATAAAACGCTTGGGACTCTTCTACAATCTCATTATAAACATCTAAACAACCTGGAATTTCTTTACCTTCTCTTCTTTTTTCAATTATATCATCGTAATTGAATATAGAGGCCTCAGAATAACTATTGTCTTCATCAATCTTTCTTGACACTGACTCCTGTCTTATTTTATAATTATAAAATACTCTCGGTAGATGTATAAAATTACCGATCTCTTCTAATCTGGTGTGAATAAAATAGTCGTTTGTTATTTCTCTACCATTCAACTGAACATCACTAATAAAATTTATGGGTATGTTTCTCCAAGCTAAAGGAACGCCCATGTTTAACCATCCTAATGGAAATAAATGTCTTTTGTCAAATATATTATTAAAATCTTTATAATCTAAAAAAGAACTATAAGCTAAATTTGGTGTAAAAATATTTGACTCAGATGTAATAAAAACTACTTCAGAATATTTTAAAAAATGGTTAACATATATTTCTAAAGTTTTGGGTGATATAGTATCATCACCACCAATTAATATAACAATATCGCCATTTGCATATGTTTGGGGATTCCAAAAAATTTCTTTTTTACTTTTTTGTTGTATGTAATTAATCCTTTTATCCTCTAAAGGTAAACTTTTTAAATAATCAACATGAATGGTACTTTCTTGACTAAAATCATCACTAATAATCCATTCCCAATTACTATATGTTTGATTCAGAATTGAATCTTTTAGTAATTGGATTTCTTCAATAGTATTATTATAAAATGTTGATACTATACTAAATTTCATTTTAATAGTTTTGTTTATACCATTTTATTGTTTTGTTTATACCGTCTTCAATATTTGTGAAATTAAAATCATTAAAACTCAACAATTTATCATTTTTTAATTTTCTATATTTGATGTTGTCAATCTTCCTTTCAGGTATGGTAATTATTTTTGAATCAGAGTTAGTTAGTTTTTTAACTAATTCCGCAATTTCTAAAATAGTTGGGCTAATATTAGTATTAAAATTGATATCTTGACCTAGAGTTTTATCCATAAAACTTAGATCAATTGTTAGGTTTGCAACATCATCAACATACATGAAATCACGACATTGACTTCCATCTCCGTTTATTTGGATGTCATCCCCTAATACCGATTTTTGAATAAATTTACCGATTACACCACAATATGGTGATTCTGGTCTTTGATTTTTACCATAAACATTAGTATATCTAATTACTGTAAGTGGTAGATTTTTAGTATTTTCATATAGTCTACATAAACATTCACCAGCGTATTTAGTGGTTGAATAAATATTTAAAAAATCCCTTTTAGAGTCTTCGAGAATATTAATACCATTACCGTAGATTGAAGATGTTGATGTATATACGAATCTTTTTACGTTTTTATATTTACTAACGATATCCAACACATTATTAACTCCTGTTATGTTATTACCAATACAATCCGAATAATCATTCTCAGCAGCTATTATATTAACAGTGGCTAAATAATACACAATATCTATTTGGTCCATGTAATTTTCTAATTCTATTGGGTTTAAAACATCCCCATTAATAAATTTGACCGGCAGATGTTCAATATTTTTATAATTACCAAATCTTAAATTATCAAAAACGATTACTTCAAACCCTCGCTCAATTAATTTTTCTACTATAATGCTACCAACAAAACCAGAACCACCAATAACTAATTTTTTTATGTTTTTCATTTATTAATTATAAATTAAATTGTATGAGTGTAAATTACTTCACACCCAATACTTCTTTCTTGTAGTAATCATCAAACCCTTCTAAGTAGTTTGTGATTGATTTATTTTTGTCCGACCCAATAACCTCATCAATAAGTCCAAACTCTACAGCTTCATCTGAACTATACCATCTGTCACGACTTGAGAAGTCTAATACCTCTTGGAATGATTTTCCACAGTTTTCCGCCAAGATCTTGAATAGAATGTAGTTATACTTTTCACCTTCCATTTGGTTGATTCGTGTGTCTTGGATGTTTCCTTGTGTTCTATGACTAACTTGGTGAGTCATTATTTTGGCATGGATCAATGATGATCGTTTACCTTTTGTTCCTGATGATAATAAAACAGATCCCATAGATGCACACATACCTAAGTTTGTAGTCACAATATCAGAACTCACATAGTTCATTAAGTCCACAATACCAAGACCACACATGACAGATCCTCCAAGACTATTGAGGTAAAGTGTAATATCTTTATTCTCAACCGAATCTAAGAACAATAATTGTGCTTGTACGATATCTGACATGTGTTGATTAACAAGTCCTGATAACCACAAAATTCTATCACGCATCAATCTTGAGAAAATATCAATTTGAGTTGCTCTCAACTCTCTTTCCTCCAAAATGTATGGTGTTAATGATGCTTCAAACTGGTCTAACGCCAGTGAACTAATTCCTTCGCTCTTTGCGAAACTTCTAAACTCTTATCCGTAATCCATATTAATTTGCTTTTTCTAATTGTTCTTCGTTAAAAATATGTAGTAATCCATAATCGTCCAACTCACCTACCACTCGGACATTTCCATCTACTGTTTTGAATACGGACACAATCGTACATGGAAACTTATACCCTTTTAGTTTTACCGCCTTGTCTCCTATTTGGAATTTTGTTTTGTTTTGTTGTAAGGAGTCTACATGTGATAATTGTGAATAATCCCAATTGTTTTGATTAGTCATAATTTTTTAATTTATTCTTTTTAATATATCATTTAATCTTGAAAACATTTCAACCGCAACTGGTACCGATAACAATGAAATCATAAAA